GCGCTTTTTCCGGCTGATGAGCCCATGTATTTGGCCCCGGATGGGTGTGATCTAACCGAGCTTGCGGACGTAAATTTGCCGGCGGCGATGGCGATGGTTCGCCGCTTTCAGCTGCCGGCGTCGCGGGCGGCTTTGATGAAAATGGCGACATATTTGAAGGTTGCGTGCAAATCACGAGCGGAGGGCGAGGTGATGACCGAAACCCAGCTGCGCCTGTATGCGGATACTTTGGGAAAATACCCCGCCGACATTGCCAAGGAAGTCACAACGCAATGGGTGAAAACCGAAAAGTTCTTTCCTGCACTGGCGGAATTGCATTCCAGAGCACAGCGCAAGGTGGCGTGTCGTAAGGGCATCGCCCATGCCATTCAAAAGCGGCTCGAAAAAAAACAAGATGAAGAACAGCAAGAAGAAGAGCGCTCACGCAACCGTCCGACGCCGGAACAGATTGATACGTTAATGGGTCGGTGGAAAAAGGAAGCGGTATGAGGCAAGTTTTTCAAAAGTCTCCCTTGACGCCGGGGAGCAAATCAGCGAAGCAGAAAACACTCACAAAAAGTACGTGTCCGAACAACTTTCCAGCCTACCTGAAGGCGGCGGGGAAATTGTCCGCTCAATGGTGATCAGCTTGGCAAAATCTCGCAGCTCAAGGCGGCGGTCTCGCCGGGATGGCTCGATCCTTGTGCACTCTGACGCAGCGTTAGAGCGGCAGCGTTACGAGGACAGTCTACCAAAGCCTAAAATGGTGTACAGCGCGTTTGAGCGCGGCTTTGGGCCGGTCTTATCAGGCAACCAGATGGGCGCTTGCATGCGTTTACGCAAAGCCCATGACATTGTTGAAATCGCCGGCAACGCCAAGATGGGCTATGAGGGTCAGGGGATAGACAACCTCTCTTATGGCTCGAAAACGATTGCTGAGCGCGTTTTGTTCGCCAGAGGATATTTGCGCCAATGTGAGCGAGAAGTCGTCTCACGGGTGCAGATGAAGCACCATGATGGCTGGCGCGTTCTTCAGGACGCCATCATTTACGATCTGCCCCCGCAAGCTGTGGGGGATCGATATCGCAATTGGATGGGCCGAGACAAACGCCGCGCTTGTGCGGTTGACGTGGTTCTCGACGCCTCAACAGCAATCTTAAATGTTCGATTGGAGCTTGGCGGATGAGCGAACAAAGCGACGAATGGGGCGACGAATGGGGCGACGAACAGGGTAACGATTATCTCTTCGATGTTTATGCGCCTGATGACCGTGTCTATTGCGTAACCATTAACGCCCTAAGCTTGGAAGATGCGCAAATGGCGATGATGGCCCGCTGCGGCATTGTTTATCGCGGCGCTTATTGCGGCGTTAAGGTTGGCGAATATCCGGCTGGAGACGAGATTGAAAAACACATCCGAAAAAACTTTAAAAAAGGGCTCCACTGATGACAGTGAAAACTTCAGACACGGCGAACCTAACGGCGGTCGATGAGTTTGCGGGAATCTCTTATGTGCCTGGCGGCGCGGATGTCGTGATCTCCCTGTCAGGGATTAACGGCCATGTTGTAAAGCTACAGGCCAAATGGAACCAAGAAGGCTCCACCTTTGAAACACAGAAAACCTTTACGTCTGATCCGCAAGAAGCCCAGCACTTTGAAGCGCCAATCGCTTGCACATTGCGGCTTGGCGTTCCGACGGGAGATGCGTTTGGATCCGGCAATGTTTCGGCGGGATTGCGTTTTGAATATCCGTTGAAGAAACGTTAGAGGGCTTCATGCTGAAATGGCTAAAGCGCCAACTCTTCTGTAAGCGCGGGCGTCACCGATATCGGTATGATGATAGCCTTTCCCGGCACCACTCTTTTCGATGTGTTCGGTGCAGAAACATGGTGACAATCATGGTGAAAATCATGACATCCTATGGTGACCGAGAAGCAGCTGAGTTGAACATGACGAAACGCCGAGGCCTACGCCTCGTTGTGGCGAAAGACGGCGAGAAAGAGTGGATCGGAAACCCTTGGCCTAAGCGATGAGTGATACTGAAAGCACTTTACCAGATTGGCTCCATGAGCTTTGCGGACGCGTCTGTGCAGGCGAAGGCGTTAATGAGGTTTGCCGTGACGATCACATGCCGCATGAAAGCACAGTCTACCGGCATATGGCGAAGAACGACGAAGTTGCGAGCCGTATCGCGCGCGCAAGAGAGGCGCAGCAAGACTTTGAGGCTGATAATTGCGTAAAAATGGCTGACGCGGCGACGGCAGAAGATTGGCAGGTTGTTAAGCTGAGGATCTGGGCCAGGCAGTGGCGAGCGGCCAAACTCGCGCCAAAGAAATATGGCGAGAAAGTTGGCTTAGATCATTCCGGAGATATCGGGCTGACGGTAAATATTGTTCGCTATGGCGACGATCAGCCTTCCGAATAATTGGAAGCCGAGAGGCTATCAACGTCCTGGTTGGACCTATCTTGAAAATGGCGGCAAGCGGTATGCTGTGGCTTGGCACAGACGGGCTGGCAAGGACGACATTGCGCTCCATTGGACGGCGGTTTCAGCATTTCAGCGTGTTGGCGGTTATTGGCACATGCTGCCCCAGGCAGCGCAAGCACGCAAAGCCATTTGGAAAGCGGTAAACCCTCACACCGGCAAGCGCCGGATCGACGAGGCGTTTCCAAAAGAAATCAGGAAATCGACGAACGACACGGAAATGTTCATCGAGTTCTTGAATGGCTCGACATGGCAGGTCGTGGGCTCTGACAACTATGGAAGCCTGGTTGGAGCGCCGCCTGTTGGGGTGGTGTTTTCCGAGTGGGCCAGGGCGAACCCCGCAGCATGGGCGTATTTAAGGCCTATCCTGGTTGAAAACGGCGGCTGGTCTTTGTTCATCTCGACGTTTGTCGGGCGTAACCACCATTACAATATCGTTCGTCACGCTCAGCGTTCAGACGATTGGTATGGCGAAATATTATCGGCAGAGGATACGGGCGTTTTCACACCGGAGCAGCTAGAGAAAGAACGTCAGGAATATATATCCGATTACGGCCCTGAAGAGGGTGAGGCGCTGTTTCGGCAGGAATACTTATCCGATCCAACCGCAAGTGTATTGGGGTCTTATTTTGGTCCCCAGCTGGCGGCGGCTGAGAAAGACGGCAGGATTACAAAGGTTCCTTATGATCGGGGCGCGCCTGTCTATACGGGCTGGGATCTTGGTACGAATGACGTCACAGCGATTTGGTTTGCCCAGCAGGTTGGCTTAGAGCCGCGCATTTTTGATTACTACCAAAATAATAACCAAGACACGGCGCATTACTTTGATGTCATCAACCGCAAGGGTTATGCCTATGGCGGGCATTTTTTGCCGCATGATGGCGCAAATCGGCGGGTCTTGGGGAATTCAATCCTTGATGAGCTGCGCTCGATGGGGCTGAGAAATGTTCACGCCACGCGGCGCGCAACGTCTACAGATGAATTGCTTGCCGATATCAACTCTGCCCGCAAGCTAATTGTAAAATCGGTTTTCGACGAAACGCGATGCGAACGCGGAATAGATGGGCTGCGCAATTATCGCCGGCAGTGGGATGATGACGCAAAACAATATCGGCAAAAGCCTTTGCATGATTGGGCGTCAGATCCTGCCGACGCCTTTCGTACTTTGGCGGTGAATTGGAGCCGTATCGAGTCTCAATCAAAGGGCGGCGATACATTTAACTTTAAAAGGGCATCAGTGGCTTAGTGGCGGAAATGACAGAGGCTGAGATCCTCGCGCTATTAAAACGAGAGCGTGAGGCATCCAAAGGCGAAGACGCCGACACATTAAGCCACGACCGTAAACGAGCGCTTGACTATTATTTTGCGCGCACGGACCAAGGCGAGTTTGTTCGCGATTTGCCGCTTGAAGAAGGCCGCTCAAAAGCGATATCAACAGACGTTTCTGACGGTGTTGAGAGCTTAACGCCTGATTTGGTGGAAATCTTTACCGCTGGCGATAATGCTGTGGAGTTCTCGCCTGTTGGTGAGGAAGATGAAGAGCAGGCCGAGCAGGAAACGGAATATATTAATCACGTTGTTCGTGAGCAAAATGACGGCTTCATGCTGTTCTACACGAACTTTAAAGATGCGCTGATTTCAAAAATCGGCGTGTTTAAATGGTGGTGGGAAGAAACCGACGAAACTGAGGAACGGGTTTACGAAGAAAAAACCCAAGAGCAATATCGGGCTCTCTTGGCGATGGCTAAGGATAGCGACGCCGAGCTTGTAGAGGATGAGGCCGATATTGAGGCTGATCCGGACACAAATCTCTACACCTTCCGGATGCGGCGGATAAAGCGACGTGGCCGCGCCAGGGTGGCGAATGTCGCGCCAGAAGATTTCCGCGTAGATCCGGGCGCAACATCAATTCGTGACGCCAATTGGGCCGGGAACTACGCCCGCCCAAGAGCGTTTGAATTAATTCGACAGGGGTTTGATGAAGACAAGGTCGCCTCGCTTGAGGACATCGACGCGCCCGATGAGACGGAAAAGGATGCGCGCAATCTACAAAAAGATAGCCTTGATCGCAGAGCGCAGGCGCGGTCAACGGACCTGCACCGCAGAGTTAAGATTTTTGAATATCATATCTGGATCGATCGGGAAGGGAACGGCGAGGTAGAGTGCTGGAAGTTTATCACCGGTAATGACGACACAGTCTTGCTGGACGAAGAAAAAATCAACGGCATTCAATATTCAGTCACAACGCCCTTTCCGACTACACACGAATTTTACGGGCGTTCACTCGCCGACTTGCTCGCGCCTATTCAGCTGGTGAAAACAGCGCTTTTGCGCCACGGGCTAGATGCCCATTACTTTAGCGTTAATCCTCGCCCTGAGGTTTCTATGCAAGGGGCGAGCGAACACACCTTTGCTGATTTGCAAAACAATATGCCCGGCTATCCCATCCGGGTTGAAACGCCGGGCACGGTGAACTGGCAAGCGCCGCCCAATATTGGCGACAATGTGCTCAACATGCTTGAGTATATGAATGTCGATGGGGAAAAGCGTGCGGGCGTTGTTCGTAACGCTCAAGGCCTTAACCCTGACACGCTGCATGATACCAAGGGTGGGCTGCAAGAGCTAATGAGCAATGCGCAAAAGCGCGTGCGGATGATTGCTCGATTATTTGCGGAAACCGGCGTTAGGGACATGTATTTAGGACTGCATGACCTTGTCGTGCGCCATGGAAAACAACGAGATACGTTCCGCCTACGCAATGACTATGTTGAGGTTGATCCGAACAAATGGGATCGCCGCAAAGATATTACGATTGATGTAGGCCTTGGCACATCCACCAAAGCGGGCGAGATGGCGTTTTGGACGCAAGTTCTAGGCTTTCAGGCGCAGGCCGCAGAGTTTGGCCTTGTTGATCAAAGACATGTTTACAACGCCTTTAAGCAATATTTGAAGGCCGGCAATGTTCGTCACCC